CTATTACCCATAATAGCTGGCTCAAACAATCTATCTTCTACAAACTCAGGCAATCCACCTTCTTCAATCTCACCTGTATCAGGGTTAAATGTACGTTTGTAACGATCTATCATTTCACCAGTCTCCGTGTCATACTTATGCATAATTTCGTGAGATACCTTGTAGCCATTAAGCAAACCTTCTTGAGTAATCTTCATCTGATACATAGTAGCTCTACGCTCAGCAACTTCTTCACTTAAACCGTGCTCATCCATCAATTCTGCTTTGAGTTTAGGATGCACATACTGTAAGTTAACAAAGTTAAAAAACTTCTCAGAAAATTTATTGCCATCTTTTAAAAAGTTATCCTCGTAATTATTAGCATCCATCTTCTTTTTTAAGATAGGGTTACGCAAGAATCTAATCCACATTTTTACAAGTGGCATAAAATCTACACCTTTGTCAAGTGATTCAAAAATACGATCAACCAAAGCTTGTGGCATAGGTATGCTAGATACTACACCTTCGTGCTTTAAAAAGAATTCACCAGTACCTTCGTTGACATAAATCCACGGGCACGCAGTTTCTACAGTTGTTTTGTAGTCTTGGACTGTAAGCTTAGCAAACTCTTCTATGAGTGCATTGTACTCGTCCATAGTTGTAACAGACTGTTGTCTGTCAGATAACTCCATCATCTTTTTATAAGTGTCCTCGGAGTAGTTGACACTAAACGGCGTGTCGCCGTACGAACCAGATATTTGGTTCTCAATAACATTAATTGTAATCATGATTTAATTAATTTTAGTAAAGTTAATATAAAAATTTTGTTTATGCAAGTAATACAGGGGGTATTTCACCCCTGTAACTTGCTGATTATCACCAGTCTAGCCTGCCCTTAGCGTCCAGGTAAACCTTGATTTCTTTGATAAGATCTTGATCCAAATCATGGTCAGTATTAGGACTATATCCTATTTGATCAATACTATATAATAATGTATGCACACCTTCAGACCACTCTTGCAGTTCATCAAACTTATCCATCAACTCTTGGTCTTGACCAACAGCTTCTGGTACGTCTAGAATAAAGAGTTCGCGACTTTTCTGCTGTATAGCAGCGGCGTCATCATTATCTTTGCAGAAGTTATGCATTTCTACAATCTTCTCGACCATAGGAAATATATCAGTATCTTTCATCCATTGACTTACTCTCATATCTCTATCAGATGCATTGTATACATCCTGATACTTTTCAAACAAGTCTGGGTTAATGTCCTTAAGACAATATAAATATGTCTTATCTGTGATACCTTTCATCTTATCCGCAGTGTACCACTTTATTGCGTATTCATCCATAGTATATCCTCCATTAGGTGTTAATTGTAAAAAGAATTCATCAATGTGTTTAACATTAGGGTTCATACTAATGTGTTTAACATTGCTCTGTGAGACTCTGATAATCTGCGGCGTATCCCAATCAAAATTAGTATTGTGATATACCTCACCTTTATCATTAGTTGTAGTAGTTGGTTTTGTAAACTCACCACTACCAAGTCTAACAGCTGGAGTATCAAAGAAAAACATTCTATCGTCCTCACCTTGAGTTCTCCATCCAGGCATATCTTTGTATACTTGACGAATTTCAGGAGCAAAAGGATGTATCATACCACAAGCTACCATCAGTTTCTCATCATCAGCTGCAGTACCATAATAGGTAATACGCTGAGTCTTCATAAGATCTTTTACCTTTGGCTCAATCTTGTCTCTGATATAATGATTGTCACTACCTGATGCATGCCAATGCTTACTGTTATGTCTAAAAGTGTATGCAACCATACGCTCTTCTATCTTACGACGTTCAGCTGGTGTAATGTTCTCAAACTGTGCAACCTCTTTAGCTTTAGCAATCTCGTCCTTGTATTCTTCTAGCCATTCTTCATTTACCTCTATACTATCGTAGTTACGACTGTGTGTAGACTCAGTAATTAGCTCAAGAACTCTAGCACGTTTAGCTATACGCTTAGCATGTCTTTTCTTGTTCTCAACAGAGTCAAGAGTAAAACTAGAGTTAAATTCTGAAGACTTAATACAAATAATAGGACCTTCACACTCGTGTATAAGATACATATCTTTGTACTTGCTGTGATTCTCTTCACCCATGATAAAGATGTTATTCTCTCTCAATTGGCTGTAGTTCTCAATAGCGTTTCTCTCAATAGTATCTTCACCAGTACCATAATCTCTACTCTTAGTTATAACCTCAACCTTCATACCTGCAAACAAAGCTTTTACAGATTCATTCTTAAGTCTAGGGTCTGGTCCAAACTTAGGCTTGAGCTGTTCCTGGTCAATAATGTTAGACAATCTACCAAGCACACTACCGCTGTCAGCTTTAGTCAAGACTTGCTTACAAGCTATTAACCAAGACACAAAGTCTGTTTGTTGTAGCTCTTCTTGTACAATCTCACTAGCTTCATCAGCAGCTGCTTCAATTACAGACTTGATATATGCTTTAGTGTTCTCATTCCATATTACCTTCTCACGTGACGGCGTAACATCTACACCATCTTGCAATACAATCTCTTCACCAGTATCTGGGTCATTGATTACTTGTCTTGCAGGACATTTGAATGCAATTGGTCCCCACATTTGCTGCATCTCCAACTCACGGAAATCAACAAAGCCATAGTTAACACCAGTTGGTGCACCTACATCTTTAGTCAACACAATGTGCGGTTTACTAAACAGATATGTGTCAGAGATAATCAAGTTATCAGAGTTGTGCATAATCTTTGGGTGAATGTTTTCTTCCCTTTCATAACCATCTTCTGCAATACGCTTAAATTTAATGTTAGGCATATACATCAGCTGCTCTTCTACCGCATCACGGTAATCTCGTCTGTTGTGCTTTTTAACTCCAAACGATATTAAGGTTTGATTTTTTGCATCAGTAGGTACATAGTGCACTTTCGTTCCATCGCTAAGTACAACATGCGGGTTAGCTTGACCAGCTACTGGGTTAAATGCAGGTACAATAAAGTCTGTTTTGTAGTTGTAACAGTTCATCTTGAACCTTTTACCATTATGTACAGTTTCTATAGTGTAAAAGTCTACACCAGTTGACAATGCAACCTTGGCACCAAGGCCAAATGCACCAAAGTTCTCAGCTGTGTTACGCTTTGTTGAATAACCAAGTTCAAGCACACCTTCCAAACGACGCTCACCAATACCAACACCGTAGTCATGTATAGTAACTACATCGCAGTATCCTGTTCCTTCATTCTCTTTGTATGTAATTAATATGTCGTTGTTCTCTGCATCTAAATGATCTAGATTGTAATAGCTAATGTCAAAATTACTATCACTATACTGCTCGCCGTGACGCTCAATGTAATAGTCTTCTACTTTAGCTTTGTTTGTAAGTATCTCTATAGCCATCTCCTTCTCACGCTGTGCGTCGGCACCATTGGTAGCTAACTCACGCACTGTAGACGGAATAGGTGTAGAGTACTGTGTAGACTGTAAGATGTCAAACACCATCTTTTCAGCTCCCTTGTTAATTTTCTTAGCAAGGCCTTCAGATCCTTTGATCTGCTTGTCAATAGTTTTTATACTCATTTTATTATTTTTTAAATATTGTTAAACATTTATTCATCTCTATTAAATTCTGCTGCATCTTCTCTTTTTCTTTCAGCATATTCATAGTCTTCTATAGGTACATCAAATCCATCTTTACACTCGTTACAGATAAAATCTGTAGAAATGTATTCTATGTAATTTGGGTACTCGCTGTATTCCGCCCCACAGCAAGGGCTTACTTTATCTGTAGAGTCATCTCTATCAGACATAGTTTTCCATTGGTCGTAATTCATAATTAAAATTTAGTTAATAAAAAAAGAGCTCGTTAAAGCTCTTTGATAAGTTCAATGGTTTTTAAAACCTGACCCTGATTTTTAGGTAAATACAGTACTGGAGGGTCTTCCAGCTGCATTAAATGATTTTTAAACATCTTCCATTTTACAGGAAACACATCATTTGCAAAACCTTTCACTTCTATAATCCACTTACCATTAGGATCTACAAAGTCAGGAGTATATGTAATATCTCTAACTTTATATGTATTGTCTACATATCCTTTGGTTTTATGTGGCTCATAACATTGTTGAGAATAGTGAAATCCTTCTTGTAACACGTATTTCTTTTTTTCGTATAAGCTTTTTATACTAGCTTCTTCTAGTTTTTTATACGTAAAAAGTTCAAGCTTAGACCTGAACTTAATTCCTTTGTATACTTTACTAGTAGCATTTCTTACTTTTTTATTTGCTTTTACTTTTCGTCTCATACGTTTGTTTGTAAGTACCCCTCGTAACCTCTTGTTTTGCTCCATATATGCGCTTGACCTGTTCGTTTAGCCTCATAACCCATCATTTTATGCCAAGCATCGTTAGCACATATTGATGGTATAAATCTAACTTTAATACCTCGATATTCATTTACCATTTCTTTATGCATATGTCCACAATGCACTTCTCTACATGTTGTTTTAGCAAATAGTAAAGGTTGTTCTGTAGCCATAATTAAAGGCATGTCTGCTGGTTTTTCTTTATCTCCGTGTGTAAACATAATCAAATTTGTACCATAAGTATAATACTTTCTTGAATCATAACCATTATCTACAAGCACCCTATCATCATTTACAAAAAATGCTCGCAAAAACTCGCCAGCATAAAACATTCTTTCGTAATCATGATTACCTTGGACCACTACAACATCAACAGGTGCAGTCCTAGCTAAATAGCTTATTGCTCTTATCATAAGATTGCAATAGCCTACAAACGTTTCTTGCCACTCTGCTGAGTCTTGTTGAGGTGTGCCTTTTGTAGTAGCTCTAGAATATCCTTCAGAGTTCATACCGTCATTACCAATAGGTAAAAGTATGCGCTCTATATTTAATCCTTTTGCTTTATGTAATAGGTCTTTTACAACTTTCATATATTCTTCTTCTGCCTCATCAAGAGTTTGACCCGTATATTTTCCGTAATGTATATCTGGTAATGATATTTCGTACACTACAGCATCTTCTACAGCTTCGTATTCTTGTTCAACTTTAGGACTATATGATTCTAATAAAGATATTATATCATCTTTAGTTCTTTTAACTACATCGTCTTCGCCTTTTACTACAACAGAGAATCTATTATCTCCTTGCATATTTTGCCAAAACTTTACAGACTTAACATCATCTTCATCTATTTGGTTTTCTTTTAAAAACTTTTTAAACTCACTAATTTCTGATGCGTTTACATTATCTAAATCAAATGATTCTGATCCTTTTGCTTCTATCCTAGCTTCTTTCAAAGCATGTCTACAAGTCTCAACGCTACAATCTAGTTTTTCTGATAGTCTTTCTGCTCCTTCTTTTAAATATCCTGGTTTTTGTTTTAAAAATTCTTTTACTTCTTGTTTGTTCATATCTGTACTTCTATAAGAGTTTTTAACCCTCCAGTAGATTTAAAGTGTGCAATATAGTCAGACAAATCCTTAAGTTCATAATTATCAGGTATGATAATATTATTTAAACGATATTTTGCGCAGATCTTTTTTGCCATTGTTTGTCCTGGATTGTTTGGGTTGTTAAAATCATTATCATAAAACAATGCTACTTTTTTGAACCTTTCTTTAAGTTCTTTGATTGTTTCTTCTTTGGGCATTTGCATTTCTGATTGCAAGGCGATTGCGGAGATACCCATTGCGAACAAGCACATAACATCCTTGAGACTCGATGTAATAATACAGAGATCCCCTTTAACAGGAAGTTGTTTGTATCCTTGGATGATTTCTTTGTTTGTATTGCTCGCCCACTTGTTTTCTTCTTCATAGGGTGCGTAAATTTTGAATTTATTTCCGAATCTATAAACGTAAGTTATTGATTTACAGGTAAATCTGTTACCATTAATCCAATAATGAGTTATAGGCTCGACGCCAAATGTAAGTAATATTTCTTTACTAATCAAATATTTACTCCAAAAGTTTTTATCATCTTTATTCCACCTTCTTCTTCTCTTTTGTATTATAGTTTGCTTTTGTACTAGCTTTAATGGTTTTTGTTTATAAGCTAAATAACCCATAGTAAATTTTACATCATTACTATGGTTAGCTAAACCTAAATTAAAGTCACAATCTATAATACGAAGTGCTGCATAAAAATCACAATTAAACTTTTGTTGTACATATGAAAAACAATTAAAAGTATGATCAGGGTAGCCAAAATCTTTGTATAATAATTTATTATTCCAAACTCCTATAGACACAGACGGTCTAGAATCTTCACGTAGATCGCTACAGAATTTTACATTTAAAGATTTAAAATTAGGACAATAGTATTTAAAAATATCATATTCACTAATTTTTTGTAATATAGTATCTGTATGCAGCCTATCGTTTTGTTTTCTAATTTTGAGCATAGTCTGCGAATTTAAATAAAAAAAGGGCAGCTTTTACACTGCCCTTTAATTATAGTTAGTAAATACTAGAATGGTAAATCATCAGCACTACTATCATTTGATGTCCAATCTTCATCTTCAGTTGAAGAATCAGGAGTAACCAAAGTAGCTGTAGGCTTGTGCTCACCAAATGCTAAATCAGCATTAAAGTCAGCATTGAATGCACCATACTCATCATTTAAAGCTTTTACAAAATAGTTGTCTCTTGGATTAGCATAAGCACGGCCAAAGTACTTTGTATAAACAATTTGATACTTGTCGTCTTTTACACCAATAAGAACACGCACTGGGTTATCTTTTAACGCAGCTACATATTTCTTAAGCTCAGCTACATCACCTGCAGCGATCTTAGCAATAGTGTCAAAAGTTACTTCGTCTCCAGAAGCAACATTTGCCCAACATTTTGCAAAGTTAATCAAGGTTTCCTCACCAACATAAGCTTTACGCTCACCGTCAGATTTCCACCAATCATAACTAGGTGCATCTTCAGACCAGGTAGACTGACCTATAGAATTCATCCACTGGTGTTTTCCTGATTGTGATACTCTATGCGATGGTTGCATTAATATCTCAATCTTGTAACTACCAGTTTCATTCTTAACCCAGAATACAACTTTGTTATACTCTTGGTCACCCATAGAAATAGTATAAGCAGGCTCCTGCTTTAGTTTTATTCCTAGGTTATGCAGTTCTTCCAAAGTAGGATTTACTGCGATTACATTTACATTTGTAAGGCCAGAGTACAATTTTAGTCCTCCGCCTGCTACCTCTGAAGAGATAGGGTTGCTAGTTAAAGCCATAATTAATAGTTTTTAAAATTAAAAGTTAAAATCATCTTCGTCTTCCTGTAACTCAGGTGTAGCTTCTATAATCATAGACGCTTCTGTATGTACATCCACATCTGGAGACTCTACAGCAATACTAGTCTGATTAGGATCTGCAGCTGTATCATCTACAAAGTTGAAAGAAAGTTTACGTACTTTCTTAGCTTTCTTACCCTTTAATGATGGGTGTTGAAACATCTGAGTTACTTCCCATTTGTCTAAGCCATACTTTGTTTGTATACCTGCACGGTCTATGCCATTGTTAAGGTCCTCAATAATCATCGTCACTGTAATAGTTTGAGGTTTTACTACAGGAGTCGTGTTAGGCTCGACAGCCGTTCTTGCTTCAATCATTTTTTAAAATTTTAGCGGTTAATCAATAAATATATTTGACCATTCTAAAGGCATGGTCTGGCCCTTTAAGTGATCGCAACGTGAGCCTGCAGTAATATCTGACATAGAGTCAAAAGAAATCATAGTTTTATCTTCCTCTCTGTAAATATAACCAACAGCATCAGCGTTAGCGCATGTAATTTGCTTTATCTTGCCAGTAAGATCAAGGTCCTTTACAGCAACCTCTTTACCTTTCTTTTCAAGCATCTTGTCCTTTAGGTGACCTACTAGGATAATATGATCCGCTAGCATATTTAATCTATCTACCCACTTTTTGTATGCCATACGCAAATACAAATAGCCAGCACCGTTAGGTAATGATAGTACAGACATGCCAGGGTTCTTTTGTTCAAAGTTTTTACCCATAGGAGTTTTCATATAAATTTGCTTTGCTTCTTCTTCACACCATTCCTCAAGCTTTGAGATAGTGTCAATAGCAACATATTTATATGGTTTCTTTTGTTTGATAATCTCTCTACCGACATCAGCAAGATCTTTTAAGTTCTTAACTTTTATCTTTAGAGCGTCAACCATATCAGAACCTTCTTCAAGGTCAATAATCAAACAATTTTCTAGTTGTGATAATACTGTAGTCTTGCCAATCTTTGGGGGACCATATATTATCATATTCTTAGGCGACTTTCGGCTCGCCTTTACCTTCTTAGTTGGTAATTCCATAATTTAAAATATATATCTAATTTTGTTCCAAGGTATTTTACTATTATGCAGTTCTTTAAACTGCTGTATAAACTTGCCCTTTACTCCAAGTTTATATCTAACATTTTCTCCACCATACTGAGACTGTTTTACCTCCTGTAGTTCAGGACGCCATAACGTTACCTCAGTTTGTGGATGTCGACCAATATTTACAATATGCTTTTTAAAGTTATGTGTAAGAAATATAACTTCTGCAAGCACTTGACTTTTATAGTCCACATAATTATCTACCATATCAAATAAATCTGCATAGTCATCTAACCAGCCTTCGTAAAATATTACAGGGCTGTAGTTGATATGCACATCATAGCCTGCATCTATAAATGCATCAATAGCTTTTATTCTATCAATAATCTTAGATGTGTGCGGCTCATGTATATCTGACATTTTTTGTGGCATCAGACTAAACCTTATACGAACTTTGCCTTGTGGGTCAAATGTAGTAAGATCAGGGTTTACATACTTTGTTGCAAAGCTACCCATAGCAACAGGATGATCTCTGAAAAATTCAAAGATACGTTCCCAGTCATGATGTTTAGCATGCAATGCAAAATCCTCATTACAACTAATGTCGTAAGTAGTAAACTCTGCGTGAGTCTGATTAGGCTTATCTACAGGTGTAAAATAAGCATGATTGTTAATGTGTGTAAGTATATCACCAGTATTGGTAGCAACACTAAGACCTTTATCTTTGTGTCGTTTCATGTAACAATAGCTGCAGTTGTATAAACAACCGTGGCCAAAGCTAGGTGATATAAAGTCAGTTGATCGTCCAGAATGTCTAATAGTAAAACTTTTACGTTTTACTTTTTCAATCATGTGCGTTCGTTAATTGTAAATGTTGACATTTCTGCTTCATAGGGTATCATACCCAATAGTCCATCACGATTCTTTTCAATATGACATGCAAGTAAACCTTCAGGGTCTTCGTTGCAATACTTTTCAGTAATACCATATAAATCGTAAGGGCGTTGTAACATCATAACAACATGCGCATCCTGGCCAATAGAATCACCACCAAACAAATCTGTTAGTAATGGTTGATATTGGTTTTTTGCACGGTGTTCTTGTTCAATGTTACGGTTTAACTGTGATAATAATATGTTTATAGTTCCCATACGTGACTGCATCCACATGCATCCTTTTGATACAGTGTTAAGTCGTTGTAGCTCAGTTTCTGCATTACCAAGCACAAGTCGTGAGTGGTCAAATACATTTATAACTGTAGCATCTGGTTTACTATTACATATTTCTACATTAGTTTCTTTAATAAACTCCATTGAGCGTGGTACATTATTAAAGTACACAGGGTAGTTGTTATATTTAATAACTTCATCCCTATAAGCTTTAAAAGCTTCGTCTGATAATTTTCTTTCTACTGATAACAGCTCTAATACTTGTTTGTTAGCGCCTTTTGAGCCAGCACGCAATATCTGCTGATAGCCTGGCATCTCAAAACTCCAATACAATACAAGTACATTCTTGTTTTTGTTTTTATCTAATACGTCAAAGATCAGTTGATTACTAAACGCTGATTTACCAACGCCAGGACGACCTGCAACTACGTACATTTTGCCTGGCTGTAAACCGCCTAGTAAATTTTTATTTAACCTGTTCCAATTTGTTGGAAAGACATTACGCTGCCCTAACATACCAGTTTTGATATGCGTAAGTGAGGTGTTAACAGCAGTTTTAATGCTCTTAAATCCTCGTTTCTTAAAGGGTTCGTGTAATTCTTGTGGTAGTTTGTTGTGTGTCATTTTCATCTAAATTTTCATACTTTTCCCAAGTATGGTTATTAATCCATGTTTCTAAATTCTGCATATAACCTAAGCTATTACGCTCTACTCTTAGTTGTGTCTTTAAGCAGTTAATAATATGCTTGTGTTTGTACAGTTTACCACCAACAGCGCGTTCATAGCGCTTTTTGGCTTTCTCGTTTGTTTTAGCGTCTGGATCTTTAGCATGTAACACTCTAACCTGCCCATTGACCATTACCTTCATAGGATAATTAGAACAAAGCTCAGCGAACATCTGATCAATATCTGTAACAAACAAGTCTATAAAAGACTGTCTAATTGCATGTTGATCAGGTGTTTCGCCTAACTTTACATATCCCTTTTCTTGTAATTGGTCTAAATTTGGTTTTAAATTGAGGTCGCTTAAATAATTATAACCTTTTCTATAGATAATATACAAGTAGATAAAATCGTCAGCGCTCATATCTGTTTGGCTCAGCACTTCAAAATCTAATTCTACTTTCATTTTAAAAGGGTCTTTCGTTATCTTTAAACCTATACAATTGCTTTATCTTAATTACAAGTTCTTCTCTATAATTACCGTCAGATATATTATAAATATACTCACGCTTTTTCAGTATCAAAAACAAACCTTCTGGTTGTATTTGTAGTCTTATAAAAGAATTTGTTATAATTAAATAAAGAACAATAGCAAATATAATCATTTCATACATAGTATACAAGTTTTGTTAATATTATTTCCAAACTACATTTTTCAATGTTTTTACACTGCTTTTTAACCATTTCTCTTCTTGACTACCTTTTACATACAAACATACAATCTTACCACGTTTACCTTCTTGGTAACGTATAATACGACCAACACGTTGTATCATAGTCAAGCCTTTACTAGTTAATCCACATATTACAGCCATAGTTGCATCTGCTACATCAAAACCCTGATTCAAAGCTTTTGTAGAACATAGTACAGGTTTTGTACCTGATCTAAAATCTATTAATGCTTGTTCTCTTTGTTTTTTAGTTTTACCACTGTGATATACTGTAGAGAATGTGTCTGTAGCTTCAGCAAGTCTATTTGTAAACTCGTTACTACCTCCAAACACTAGTATTTTCTCTCCAATATGCTTAATTACAATTTTTTGTAACATAGCTAACTTATTGTCAGCATGATCTACTACGGCTTTTCTTTGTCGTATAGATCTGTAAAACTGTGCAGCTGCAGCTTTCTCTTGTTGAGTAGCTGTATGTTTACCTGCTCCCATGATGTATTTAGCCTGATCAAACGCATCAAATTGTCCAAGTACATATTTAGCATATACAAATGTATTGTTTGCTTTTTTGTACTCTTGTTCTTCGATAGCTGTAAGTTCTACAGGCACACATATAACTTCATAAGGAGAAACTAAACCTAGGTTAACACATTCATCTAGTGTTATCCTATACGCTATAGGAGATATATTGTCAAGTAATTCCTTGTATTCTATATCTTCTGGTAGCGTTGCAGTCATGCATAATAACCGTTTGTATGTATTGTTTTCAAAAAACTTACGATACTCAGGTGACAAACCAAGATGTATCTCATCACATATAACAATGTCATAATGATTATCTTCTAATTTGTATGCTGACTGATAGCACATTACGTCCACTCTGTCTAGCAGGTGCTCGTAATTCCATTTTATAAACTCTTGTTTAAACTGATCTTGTAACTGTGTAGTAGGCACTAGGACAAGAGCCCTAGCATCTTCAACAGTATCAATAGTTTTACCAACAGCAAGGACGCCACAACGAGACTTACCAAAACCAGTACCAGCAATGATACTACCAATGAACCCGCGTTTTGCCCATGCGTTAAGAGCTTTTCTTTGTTCTTCATCTTTTGTCTTTATTAGTTTACTCACTTGCAACATTTCCATAGATTAACTGTTCTTTCTGTAGATGTGTCATAGTAGTCACCAGCATGTGTAACTAAGCCTTTTTCCCGTAACTCAGATACCCTGCCAGTGACTCTATTTATATCCCAATCTAATTTCTTAGCAATCATTCTATTTGTAGCTTGTGCAAGGTCTTTTAAAGCAACAAGAACTTGTGCTTGTCTCTTACTAATAATTTTATCATCTAACAATTTTTTGTAAGATGCAGTTGATTTTTCATTTACCATATCTAGTATTTTTTATTGGTTACTTACTAACATAAACAAAATAGTACCTACAATACCTAAAAACCCTATGTACATAAATACATAGCTAGCTGCTATAGAATACTTTTTTTTGCCTTGCCACTCTGGCATTCTTTTTTTACTCATGATTTACTATTTCTAATATTTGTATTAATTTTGTTTTCAATTCTTCATTTTCATGTTCTAAATGTTCTACTCTAGCTGCAAAACGTGCTAACAAATCATCTTTGTCGTTTGCATCACTCATACCTTTAATACCTACAGCTGTAGCACAAAGATTAAAGAACTCTTGATAAGGTTTATCTACATCCATTAAATCTGCATGCACTTTAAATGCGTGTAATACTGTAGCATGGTCTCTATTAAACATAGCTGCGTTTACAGTGCTACTGTATTGCAGTTTATCGTTAATAAGAACCATACATATTCTACGAGCTGTTACCACCTCTGTAGTTCTAAGTTTACCTCGTATTTTACTAATAGGCACTTCTGTAATTCTAGAAACAGTTGCAAGTATTCTTGCTACATTTGAATCTAATCTGTGTAATTTTATTTTTCCCACGATTTACTAATATTTGTGTCCGCTTTTAGCAGACCGTTAGTTACTACTTTCAAAGCTGCAAGCTCCATAAGTTCTGTTAGTTTATCTACCCATACATCAGAATATTCTATAGTACATATAGTATCTATCTGGTCATGTACAGTCATAACTATTTGAACAGGAGCGTTACTCTCATTAATGTAATCTCTAATAAGAATAAGCGCTAGCTTTGTCATATCAGCAGATGCACCCTGTATAGGTGTATTCTTGCTGGCACGTTCTATACTACCAAGCTCAAAGGCTGCGCCTCTATCTGAGTTGATTCTAGGATGCCAGTTGGAAAACCATCTGCGTCTGTTAAAGGGAGGAAATGTCTTAATATAGCCATACTTTTTACCAAAACCTCCAAGTTTAGATAGAAAGCCACCAATAGCAGGAAACGCATCAAAATATTTATTGATTAACGCTTCAGCCTCTGGTATACTGATGTCAAGAGTGTTGGCTAGTTTATGCGGTCCCATACCGTAGGCTAAGCCAAAGTTAATAGTCTTTACATTAGTACGTAACTTAGAATGCTTAGGACAGTTGCACTTCTCTCTTCTTAAGAGGAAGGCACAACCATCTTCAGCAGCATCGGTCCATTGTGTGCCGTATACAAGTTCAGCACACACACTATGTAAGTCTTGCCCTCTTTGTAGAGCATCTATCCAAACAGGATCTTTGCTACCAAAAGCGATGACATTCAACTCCTGACTACTATAATCTGAAGATACAAAACAATATCCTTCAGGGGCGATAAAGCAGTTTCTAAAAGCATTATCTGCAGGTATCTGTTGCATATTAGGTTTACTACTAGCAACACGACCTGTATCTAATATCTGATTAAAACTTGTATGTATTTTGTTATCACAAGACACAAACTTAAAGAAGTCTTTACCGTAAGAGGTAGCTAACTTCATCTTTTCTTTGTATTTAACATACAAATCAATAATCTTGTGTCTGCGTCTAAGTTTATACATTTCTTTACCATTGACATTTTCTAGCTCTGGAACCAGTTTTTGAAATACCTTAAGAACTTGCGTAGGACTAGTCCATTTAATACCAACCTTACGCAGTTCTTCTTGAGGCGTAAACAAGTCACCTTGAACATGAGTTAACACAAAGCACGACAACTCTGGGACGATTTTTACCAGGTCATCTAAGTTATCTCTCATATCCAAGGCTTCTTGTTCGCTTCTGCGTGCAATGACCTCCCAAGCATCTTTGTCAATATCAAGTCCATTGTACTCAATATCCGCAAATGCTAACACTGCACGATTTTCTAATTTTATTACATTTTCTAGTTTATTACTGCTTATTTGTGGCAACTGATGCTCTCTTACGCTAAGTAGATATTCTACATCTTTAGCACCATATATAATTTGGTCATCAGTATATGCTTGTCCAGTTAAACCTATAAATCTATTTCTGACTTCTTTGTCTAAGTCTACATTAAGATATTTTTTACAAACATCTTTCAATCCATACTTCACCCCATCCTTGCCGCAGTTTATCACACGTTCTGCAAGGAAAGTGTCGTAGACACACTCAAGTTCGATACCACTATAGTGTTTGATAAACTTATAGTCAAACTTGGCGTTATGAAGTATTTTAATAATACTCTTTGATTCAAGTATATCACGCAATGGCTCTATACTTATATGTCTAGTATCAATAACAAACTGTTTATGCTTGTCACCAATCTGGAACATAATCATGCGCTTGCATGTAAAATCAAAGCCTTCAGTTTCAGTGTCAACACCTAACACATCTACTGTAGAGCAATAGTCAACCACGTCTTGAATTGTTCCCAACTCATAACGTGGTGACGTAATTGCTGATGTTGTACTAGTTATTAACTGAATCATAATAATCGTGATCAGCTCGCATTTCTAGATATTTCTCTTCAGATGCTCTTATAGCTTTCTGTTCAAGAAACTCTTCGTATTCTGGTATTAGGTGTTTATCTACAAGAATACATACATACTTAGCGTATATAGTTTCAAATGTCTGGCCTCCAAATTCAAATGATTTTAAATTATTCTTGGAGGCTAGTTCATAATTTAGTTTAAAGACGGAATATGTGCCGTCTGTAATCATCTGATAGATGAATCCCATGTGTGACATAATAATATTGGTTTTAAATGTTAATTTTTAGGTGAGGAGCCTGTATACATAATAAAAAAATCACCACGCATTGGTGTAGGTTTACCCTTAGGTGTGTCATGTCCGTATGTTCCAAACATAAGCTGATAAGCTATGTCTGTATTTATAACTTTAGGAATGTTGTACACTACATCAGTGCGTTCTCTAGTAATTTTCTTTCCTCTAAATTCAATTTCTTCTTCAGAAATAATTGATCGTACTACTCTTTGTACTTTATTATTACTCATATAAAATATTTGGTTAGCAAATATAATCAAAACGATTATAGTATACATGTTTTGTTGATAAAATAGGACGAGAAATTAATCTCGCCCTATAATCAAAAACAAGTTTAGAATCCAAGTGAGTCATCACCCACTGGAAGCTGTGCTTTTGCTGTTTGAACTTCCTTGTTCTCTACAACAATAGCCTCAGTATCACTCTCTAGTAAGATGTGTTGTACATCATCATTAGTCAACACCATCATAGTATTGCTAAAGATGTAGTCACCTTTGTGAGTAATATAGTCTCCATCTTTACCTCTGCGTTTTGCAGCAGTTTCAAGATTTTGTTCCTGCCATTTGTTTGGTGCAGTTGTCTCAACGATACGTAGTTTCATACGTACACCATTAATTTCAGGATTAAGAATGTTTAAATCCATAGCCTCACCTTTCTCAGACATGTACCAATCACCGTCGTCACCGAAGTTGATTCCAAATGTCTCAGAAGCATCAGCTGGCTCAGCTGTTACCCAACATCTACGAGCTCTAGTTGCAAATCTGTCATCAGACTTGTTTAATAGAGTCAACAAACTAACAGGTCTGTCAGATGTTTGTACAATTTCAGCAAATTCTAATTGAATTTTGCCATTACTTACTTTTCTTGCACCTGCAAGAAGCGTGTCACCTGGATTTAAGGTATCCAGAGAACCTGTAGCAAATTCTGCCATGATAATAATGATTTAATTAATTAATGTTTTACCGCTTTCTTTAAGCGATCTTCTAATAAAGTTTGTACTCTAAGTTTATGTGTCATATAAACACTCATCATAGAGTATTGTGCATTTTTTACGGATAAACTAACAGCACTGTCAAGCTCGTTGACATATGCTGCTAGTTGATTATTAGACAATCCGTTGATGTCTATATCTAAATCTACTTTGATTTCTTTCATATCTTTAATATAAATAAGGATCATATATTTCATCATAATCAGATCCACCAAGCATATGATAGTCCCATTCTTCAGAAGCTATTTCGCCTTGAAATGGATTATGATAGATCAATTTATCCTTAAATTCCTGTCTAGGACAAGAGATATATTTATTTTCTCCTAAAATTAAATTTAGTTGCTCTCTATTTTTATCTATAGAATACGAAGACCAATTTATTCTTGATATTCTCATACCAAAAAAAGTTTTAGGATTATTATTTTTAAGCATATTAAGTATATTTAATAGGTGTTCATCACCTAAATCTTCTACTGCTATTTGTTGACCATCTCTAGTTGTCCAATAATTTGTTTTCATAATAATTATTTATTAACGAGTCTGCTTTGTATTCATACTCAATCCATAATTTATTTAATTCATAATCTAGTTGTATTTGTTCTAGACTACGTGTTGTACCACAGCTCACTAGAGCCATAGTACAAATACATAGAATATATTTCATTATTTAAATAGTTTTAAAAAGCTTGAATAAGCCTCCATATCTATTTTTAGTTCACTAATACTATTCTTGCGTTTACTATTGATAAATTCAGAATCTTGACTATCAACTAGATCTTCAATCGTTTTGATTGTATCTTTTGTATGCATTATTCTATTTTCAATATTGTGAATAGCACTATTTATTTTAGAGTTTAATGCTGTATTCTCTGCTTTTAACCTATCAACATCTTGCAATGCTTTGGTTAGTTCTAAGTTTCTTTGGAGCATATTAAACTCCTTAATGTTTTTTAACTTTGTCATGTCTAATAATGTTTTAAATGTTACAGACTATCGTGTGATAGTTTCGTCTATTGAAGACTCATCAGTGTAACTGATAAAACAGATAAGTATAGTGCACTGCATGCGTACACTATACCATCTGGAGCTTTTCTATTTATCAAGTGGTTTACTCAAACTCCACCTAGTTTCTGTTATTGTTTACATAAGTTATGTTTTTAAAACATATAACATCAAGCGCTTAACGCTATACATTTCACAGGAACAGTTTTCATCTCTGAGAATGGTTAGTAATATTTCGATTACTCCTGAATAATCTAAAAGTGAGCTCCACTTTGTTCTAATAAGTTTACAATATAAGTAAAGATAGTGCGGAATAAATGCATTTATGTTCTCTATCTTTATCTTATATCTAGCCGTGGTACCCGCGCGTTCTCGGTTGGCTTATGACCATCCATTGGTTGTCCGCAAAATTAATAAAGGCATTGTCACAAATAGACATCATTTAATAATCCTCTGATGGATTAACCTTTTTTCCTTAATAAGATTATTGTGTACTTTTATAAACTCTTTTGTATCCATATCAGAAAGTTCCTGACATAGTTTATCAAGTTTACGAAGTATAAAGATATGTTGCGTAGTTAAGTTTATTATTCTAGTTTTTTCTAGTTTTTCTTGAATGTCCATAATAATATATTTTGCATGTTATGTTATATTATTATAATAATCCCGTAATGTATAGTTGTATGAAAAGTGGAAAAAGCTGTGTGAGAGACTTACTTGTCATACTCACACATACTAATTCCTATTGAGATCAGCTCAAGTTCTCAATACATATATCAAAGTATTGTATCGTAGTGTACGCTGAGTTTAACACAATATAAAAAAGCACTCCGAGTAGGAGTGCGTAGCAAGCGAAAGACAAGAACTATCTACGAGGAACAGCGTTCATCTTGACAATCTTCCCTGCCTTGATAGATTTCTCAATCACCTTAGCTTGCGTAACGGGAACAACTTTGGCCTCAAAGTCGATGATAGTCACTTCACTATCAGTCTCAACTAATGTTGGCTCAAACACAACTACCTTGTAGTCGTTGTTACCGTTCTTTGTTGCGATGACCTCAGACACTATGCCTAAAGTCAAATTTAATGCATTAATTTTCATAATATAAAATAATTTACGGGGTTATCTAATAATCGAAACAAAGTAGGGGTCATTGATCAAAGTGGTTACCACGCTCACAAAAAGTCCATAAAAAATTTTTTTTAATTTTATTTTTTTATACATTTGCCTAATGACTTTTAAACAGATATTAATAAACTGTAAAAAATTAGTAATAGATGGCAAGACTAGTAACACAAACAAGACTAGAGACAGGCAAGAAAAAACGACCAGGCATACATGCAAAAAGTAAATCAAGCAAACTCACTAGTTCAAAAAACTACAAGAAAAAATACAGAGGGCAAGGAAGATAAAAATAGTTTATGTATCTTTGCACAAGCACAGGCACTCTTAGATAAGAGTATCACCCCTGAGGATCGAAAGAGCAGTAAGGGGTCAGACGTGGGATTTATACATTCTAATATAGTGGTCATCTGGCCAAGCTAGAATGCAAATACGTTAGAAAAAACGCTGAGACAGCGAATCATCAACAGGAAATTTTCTCCCATAGCCTGTAAAAGAGCGAGTATAGCTCTTAGTTAGGACACATTACACAGAGGTAGGTGTGGTGAATTAACATCAAGATCAGTGTCCTTAGGTCCCCAGTTTAATCTGAAATAGTGGGAGCACTGCTAAGAGTAAAATCTCAATCGAAATTACAAACTCCTAGGGGGTACCTATATCTACTTCTCAATGAAAATCTACAAACATAAAGGATTATATATACAAGAAAGTGCAGTGCACGGCCACGGCGTATATACTGATGTAAAGATTCTAGCAGGCGAATTAATAGAAGAATGTCTTGTTGGAGATATACTACCTTTAGATTTTAGTAAATACAAACTTAATTTCTTAATGCCGTATCCAAGCCTTAAAAATAAAAAGTCTTTATGGCATCCTACTGGATATTGCGCATATTTTAACCATTCTGATAATCATAATGTTGTTTGGAAAATAGACACTAGCAAAAACCTAGCATATTTTACAGCAATTGACAATATTATACCAGGCGAAGAACTTTTTATCAATTACAATTTGGAAATGTAAAAAAATTATTTATATCTTTGCATATATAAACTAAATTTATAGACATGGCAGAGAAATTAAATTTTACACCGTACGGGCAGTGGGTGGTTTTACCTAATCCAACAGCTAAGAAAACTAAATCAGGTATTATCTTAGATGACGAAACTGCAAAAAAATTACAAACAAACATTTTAGAGGTACTAGCAGTAGGACCAGACTGTAGACAAACCAAAGTAGGAGATACAGTTATGGTTGATCCTAATAGTGAAGCTATGCTTATACATATTGACGATGTTCAGCATTTGTTTGTTAATGAATTTCAAATATTAGGTAAATTCTAATGAAGTTGTCAGGCACTGTTACAATAACACTAGAAGATTACCAAGCTCTATTAGATCATCACACTAGAACAGCAGAGACTGAAGAAAAAACAAAACTTGCAGCAAAAGAATTGCAAGTGTTTTTAACTTACATATGTGATAAGACTGATATATCTAATTACTTAGATGAGTTTAACAGGCAGTCTAAAACATCACAAATTGTGATAACAAATGGTAGAGCACAAATAAAATTTAAAGATGAAAAAGAAAATAACAGTTAATATTGATAGCACATATAAGCATTTGCAACTATGGAATGGTATTTTTAATTTAACAAATACAGAGTTAAAGGTATTATCTTCTTTTATAGATGTTCAAAACATTACAAAAGATAGTAATATGTGTTCAATGGAGAATAAAAAGCAAGTATCAAGAGCTATTGGTATAAAAGATCCAAATACTTTAAATAATTACATTAAAAAATTTAAAGATAAGAGAGTTATTACTAAATCTAGTGGTAACTATGTGTTAAACCAATTATTAGATACAAATGCCAGATCTATTGAAATTACTATCAATAAAATTTAAAGTAGTGATAACTTATTACGAAGTAGGACCTTATAATATAACTATATTTCAAGATGAGAACGGAGAGTTTTTACATTTGGATGTAGAAGAAACAATTTTTTAAATATGAGTGATAATCCAGAACAAAACACACCGTCATTCTTACAAATGGTAAAAAGTTTTACAGAAGCATCTGTAGATTTTGTAAAAAAAGGCGCACCTGTGTGTACAGTAGAAGAGTATAGAGAAAGATTAGATGTTTGCGATACATGTCCTTTTCTTTTGCGTAAAAATAAACGTTGTGGTAAATGTGGATGTTTATTAGAGTTTAAAGCTCGTATGAAAACACAACATTGTCCAGAAAAGAAATGGCCAGGTGATAAATAATGGCTAGAAGTAAAAAAGAAATAATACAATTGATTGCAACTAAGTATAATTTACCTTTAAAAGAGGTAACAAATATTGTTGAACATCAATTTAAGTATATCTCTAAAATAATGAAACAAGGAGACTTTGAAACAGTGCGTTTACCATATTTTGGTAAGTTTTCTGTTAAACAAGGTAGAAAAGAGTATATAGAAAAATTGAAAAAAGAAAAAAGTGAGAGATAACGGTATAAAAAGAATTTGGTGGTTGCTGTTACCTGGATTTGTAATTATTTTAATTAGAAAAATAAAATCTTTTATTTGCTATCATTTTATTTTAAAAGAAGTTTTTGTAAAATTAGGAGATATTACGTCTTATCATGAATATGATTGCGACTATGAAAAGTATGCATGGGAAACTTTAAAAAACGACATTTTAAATAAAGGAATTAAAGGGTATATTATATTAAAGCCAGCTAAACAAGAAAAAAATAAATACAATGTTTCAGATGGTAATCATAGAGTAGCTACTTT